GGTCGCTATTAACTTGAATCAAATCCGCCTGTGTAGCCTTTTCGCTTTCTAGCTCATCAATAGCTGTCTTAACATTGGTAGCCGTTAGGCCGCTTATTGTGTTGTCGTAGGTTGTTGTGGCTGCTGTGCCTGCTTCATCCCTTACCTCTTGTATGGCTGCCTGTACGTTGGTAGCGGCTATACTTCCGTTAGGCGTAAAAGGTACTTCGCTTGCATTTTGGTCGTCTGTATGGTCTTGGCCGTCCACATAGGACTTAGGAACCAATGAGTTGGCTAATGTATGGGTACCGTCATATTCCACATTGTTGGCAACAAAAGATATACCTCCGTTAGAAAAGGCCATTAAAGGGTCCCCAACATTGTTTTTAAAAGTTAAGCTGCTATTGGTCCCTAGTTGTATGTCCCTGGTTTCATTATCGGTTATGGTCTGGTCCGCATTCGCCAACACTGGCAAGGCTATCGTATTTCCACCCTCTATGGTCAATGATTTGTTGCCCGTACCGCCCAATGATATTGTTTGGTCGTCTGTACTTACATCGGTTGTTTCTAAAAATGTTATATCAGAAACCCCTATTTGTGGTAAATGTGCATTTGTGTAAAAAAATTTTCCACTATTTCCTATGCCAGTGGTTACATAAACCTGCGCCTTGGATAATTCCACATTGGTATCGGCATCGCTTGCCCTTGTCCATGCCCCAGTAGTATTGACAACATATATACCGTTCTGCGTTGCGTTGGTCTGGTCTTTAACCAATACTCTTTGACCATTATTATTAGAGGTTAAATTACCTACATTTTGAACACCGGATAAAGTTATGTTTTCCGTTGTAGCCATTGCAACCGGTGATTTTATATAAAGAAGTCCTAATTCACTAGACCCAGCACCTATTTGTGCGTCTACATAATTTTTATCAGCTAGATCCGTTCCATTTAATACCCCGTTAGGGTTTAATCCGTATTTTCTAGAGTTTGTAGCGAAATTCCATTCAACCTTATCATCTGTTATAATATGGAAAACAGCATCATCTTGGTTACCCCCCATAATTCTAATAGTTGGGTTTCCATTTAAATCAGGTAAAATCTGTACTGCATTGGTTATGCTTTCATTAAATTCAACACCAACCGGCAATATATTGTTAGCCCCAGGTTGTAAACCATCTCCAACGGATTCCCAAACATCATCATCTCCGGCAATCTCCAATAGGTTTGATGTCGTATTGAATATCAGCCAAGTTTCGCCCGTTGGTACGTCCAACCCATTTCGTATTGCGGTCGATATTTCACCCCTAAATTTTATAACATCTACTTTAGGGCCACCCTGTGAGTAAGCCAAAGAAGTGAATAATAGTAAAGCAATTAGTATTTTTTTCATTTTAATGGTTTATCGTATTCAATAGTTACCTTATTGTCCTTGTTGTAAAATCTTAATCCTTGCTTGTAATACTCCCACTTAGGAAATTTCTTTGCAGAAAACCAAATATTAAGAACTACAAGTATTACGTTTATTATTGTAAATATTATCATAACGCAGGTGTTGCATCAATAAAGTTAGCACACTTTGCGGCATCCCTTAAGTCCGCTGGTATGGTGGTAATCGTTGCTAAAGCTTTGCCTATTATCATTTCCGTATCGGTCATATAAATAATATAGTCCCCGTCCTGTATCTGTGTCGCACTTGGATTAGATGCTACCTGATATACCAAACACCCCAATAAAGGTTTGAATACCCTACCCTTTAATAAGTTGGATACCGTTACCTTTCTTGAACTACCGGCAGCATTGTCCGCCGTGTTGCTCACATCTACCAGATGCAATACATCTAAGTCATCTGGCTTATCGGTAAATGCTGTCTGGTCTGTTAATCTTTCGTTAGCCATAATATCAGTTAAATAGCATACCTACACCTTTCTGGAATAACATACCGCTACCATCTTGAAATATATCCAATATCCCGAAAATAAGTATAGGTAGGCCATAATTTTGTATAGTTGCCGTAAATGTTAAAAAATCTCCTGCCGGGGTCGCTTCGCTAACAAGGTTTATATACCCATACCCCGTTTCGGTATAGCTACTATCAGTCGCTTCCTTTTTCCATTGGATACGCTCCTTGTTCCTTTTCTTTACTATCAAATCCAGATAGGTAATCCTACCGGAATTATCTTCCAATGATTGCAGCCCCTCAAAGTTTATGGTAAGGTCTTGGTTTGTAGGTATGCTTGTTTTCCAACCATTTGATTGCCTAGTGGTCGTGTTAAGCATATCGACTACTTCATCGGATGAACTTGTGGTTACGCACCCGATTGGCTTATATACCGCTTCATCTAAAATGTACAATATAACCGTTTCACCCTTTCTAAACTCCATAAGACAAATTTATGAAAAATTAATTTATTATAGATTTATTCTATCTTAGGCTCTATTGTAGCTCCATAGATAGGAAATGATTCATAAGTAGTATCAACAGCGGTTATTTTAACCTCTTCTAGTTTAGCCGTTCCCGTATTTGCATAGGTATCGAATTGGTATTCTATCGGTATAAACCTATTACTGGAAAATCCATCTATTGTAATGTAGGAATCCATATCGTAAAAGTTATAGAAATCACCATCGAATACAATCCTTTTTGATTGCGCCCTTAACTTGTTCGATAAAAGTATCCTTTCCAATGGAAGGAACGTATTACTAAAGAATTTATCCTTTATGTCGGTTATAGCACCCCCTATACTTAATTTATACAATTGATTTTTTAACACCTCCCCTCTATTAGTTCCTAAATAAGTATTTTGTGAATCACTATTCAAAGATGTAGAATCGTTATTAGTACCTATCCCGGTTGTACCCGTTCTTGTACTATTGTCCCCTATAATATCCAGAAAAGAAACCTCTACATATTGCGATGTATTAGTGCCAAGGTTTCCGTTTACCGCTAAAACTATAACATCAATAGTACCATCTCCAAGTAGTTCAGGTAATATATATTCAAATGATATAGGTTCACCTGATTTTACTTCTAAGAAAATACTATCATCTACATCAACAGCCGCCGTATAATACCATATAGGTGGTGCTACTGTTACCCCGTTAAGATATGACGGCGTGCCTTGCCCCGTAACTTGGAAGTATCCTATAACCCTAGCCAAAGCACCCGTAAAAGTTAAATAGGCAGGGTTTGCCTGACCCGTTACGGTATGCTTTACATTAAACGCAAAGAAGCCATCGAAATTTGATAGTATCTCACCTTTTACGGTTAGCTCCTGTTCCTGTAATACGTATTTTTTAGTATCCGACAATATAGCTATATCGGTTGCGCTTGTTGATGAATTATTAAAAATCCTTACCGTTCCGTTATCCCTGGGGTCTGAAAAGTCACCACCAGAAGACCAATCAGGCATCGATATACCGTTTACCCCACCATCAAAAGTGGGATTGTTCAAAAACCCTTTCAAGTAGTTATACTCAAAGTTTGTGGTTGACTTTTGTAACCCCCTGTTATAATAATAGCTTTGGTTTTCGTTTACGTGTATAATATCGGTAGGGTCGTTTCCTATGCCATCGGTCAATAGGTCAATATCGTTATATGGTGTTATAGTAAAATTGGTTAACGTATCACCATCTTTATCGTAATAATTGGTATAGGTAGCACTCGTTAATTTGTTATCGTACAAGTAGTGTCCTATTACCCATGTATTGCCATCCCTTTGCTGTACGGTCAATTGTAACGAACCTAATACTTTTTTTAGTACTTCCTGACAACTTTGGGCTTCAAGTGAATCATCATCGATATATGCGTCCTGACTTGTGGTTACATCCAAAAGAAAATCACCCGTAGTATATTCCGTATAAGAGTTGTCCGTTGTCGATTGTGTGCGGTAATCGTAGTTAATATAACTTACTATCCTAAACGCATCCGCCTGGTCATCGAAACCCCTTCTTAATGCAAAGGCTAAAATTTTCCTTAGTTGCTCTTGACCCGTTAAATTTGCACCCGATAAATCAACATACTTTAAATCTTCTAAGAACGCTAAAGGGTCTAATACATCAAAGTCTATAAACCTAGATGACGTTACAAATGATTGTGTAGCCTGTTCTCCACTTAAATATCCAAAGAATATTTTTTGCTCATCCCTATAAAATTCAACCTTGAACTGTCTTTCATCTGCTGAAAACAAATCATCCAAATCAACAGCTTCGGTAGCCAATAGGCTTAGTTTAAGATACTTTGAGCGTATAGGGTGCGATATGTCGGAAATAGAATTTAAACCGTATATAGCACTCCCTGATAGGTCTATAACAGCCCCTACGTAGTCATCGTTTGAAATATCTACCTTATACTCTATATTGTTTACGCTCGTGTATTCTACCCTATATTTTACAGCCATCTATCCTAGTCCTAAATTACCACCAAGTCTTTTATTGCCACCTAAAGTATTGTTAAGTACACCAACAAGTTTTTGTCCCTGTATTTCAAATACTACCTTTCCACCACCAAGTCCAGAACTAAACGAACCGCCTTGTGCAGTTCCACCAGCAAACCCACCTCTTGAACCTTGACCACCTACACTTTCACCGCCACCTAATCCACCTGACGCAAGGCTGGACAATGCACCACCTGCAACGGATAAAGCAGCCCCTATTGCTATTGCCGCTAAAGCTGATGGGCCTGCCGTTATAGGGTTTAAAAGTCCTTTTGAAACCGTAGCAAATGCTAGTGAAGCAGTACCATAGGCAACCAATTGTTGACCAAAAGAAGATAAGAAATTTCCAAACGCTCCTATAATAGATTGACCTAAAGCAGCCCCTAAGCTTGCTCCTTGTGCTAATGCAGCACCTACGTTATTAAATGTTGTAGATATTGAATTGGCAATTGCATCAGAACTAAAAACATTTGATAATGTTTCATTAAATCTAGTAAAATCTTCTTGTATCCTAGTTAATTTAGGAGCTATCAATGTCGGTTGTTGGTCAAGTAATATACCAAGTTTTAATAATTCCTTTCTTACAGGATCAACAAATATACCCGTTATCTTGCTTTGGTCTAATTTTATTAAATCACTTAGATTTATTTTTTTAGCAGAAATAAGTTTTATTTTTGGTAACTTTATGTCCTTTATTCTATCAAAACCAAGGTCTTCGTTTAAAAGGTTTTTTAGTATATCGGTAAATGACTTTATTTTATTTTCAGATTCCTCAATTACTTTTTGCTGTCTTTGTAGACCTTTTGTAACTATTTGTATTCCTGATGTTCCAGATTGTACGCCAAGAATAGCCCCTGCCAAAACATCCCAACCATTTGCAGAATTTAATGCGGATTTAGATTGTTCTTCTAATATTTTTTCGGTTTCCTTTGCTATTAAGCTTTGTGCTCCCTTAATCTTAGCTTCCCTTATTAAACTTTTTGTAAGTTCATTTGTGGCTTCTATAAGGTTTTTCTTTCCTACATTCTCTAATGTAAGGTTTGGTAGATATTGTGAATACTCTTGGTTAATCCTATCTATTGCTTCTTGTCTTTCCTTTTCGGACTTGTTAAGATTCCTAGACGCATCTAAAAGAATGTTAAGTGTTGTTATTTGACTTTGTGCAGAACCTATATTTTTTGATTGCGCCCTAGCCAGTTCCTCTTGTGCTAGACCAAATGCACTAGTTTCTATCGATAAAAATCTAAGCGTAGTACTTAACTTGTCTCCACGCTCAAACAATCTAACAAATCCTTCAGCTAAAAAATTTAACGCCCCAGCATTTAAAGCAGATGCAAAAAGTGTATTAAGTTTTGAGTCGATCGCGGATAATGACTTTTCTACGCCATCATTAAATCCCTTTACTTTGGATTCGGCCTTTTTTAATTGGCTTTCAAGCTTCTTTATGTTTGCGGTTAATTGTACTTCTAATTCTGTCATTTCTTACGATTTAGCTCATATTCTTCTTTTGCCCTTCTAAAAGCCTGTAACTGTTCATCGCTTACCGTGTTAACCTTCTTGTCACCTATCTGCCAGAACTTGTCTATGCTTATAGGCTTTCCTTTCCCGAACGCAAACCCATTGCAATATGTTTGATAGGCTACCGTTCTGAACAGGCTTTCTTCTCGTTCCCGTTGTTGCTTAAAACCAATCGAGCGAAGTACAAACTCCGCCCAACTCATATCGTAAACCTCTTGTAGAGTAAATCCTAAAGTACCAACGGCAAACCCTATTACGTCCCTATCCCAGTCTATTTTTTTTTTGCGGTATCCTCTACTGCATCATCCTGCTTACCCATGATGTGCTGTATCCCAACGTTCATAGCCGAAATGCAACCCATGATGTTATCGTTTGTAATTCCCCCTTGTAATTCCTCAATCCAATCTTCAAAGTCATATAGGTTAAAGTTTATGGGTTGGCTTTTTCGCATTACGCTATGCTTATGACCGTAGTACAACATAGCAGGTAAAAAAAGAATAGGGTTTTTTTGTATCATTTCCTGCATGACATTAAAATCAACATCGAAATGCTTCTGTATATCGCCCAAAAAACCTAGACCAAATTTAAAGCCCCTTAGCTTTCCGCCAATTTCAAACTCTATATAGTTCATATTATGCTTTTGGGTCTACGGCTACTATTGCGCCTGTTCCGGATAATGTAAAACTAAAGGTAGCATTTGCACCAGCTTCTCCAGTAAGTTCCAAAGACGTAAGATAGGCCGTTCCATACTCGAAGGTAACACCTATCCCGGTTGCCATTTTCCAAGTAAGACGCTCCTTACCCCTTAAAAAAGCCTTCATCTTTGCATGGGATTGCCTGCCCGTATCTACCAACTCATCGATATAAAGCCCATCGCCAGTAATCTCATAAGAATAAGAACCCGGTGTTTTAATGATGTTTCCCGGATCACACTTTGTTTTTATCTCATCGACTTCCAACGATTCAGTAATGCCGTTAGTTGTTACACAAGCCAAAGGCTCGTAAGCTGAAGCGGTCTCGTTGTACACGCTTAATATCAATACATTACCTTGGATTATGGTTTCTCCTGCCATTATAATAGATTTTATTTATAATAATATCAAAGATAATAAAAAATATCTATAACTATTTGATTGTTATTTCCAACCTTATTATCTTAATGTAGTCTATTTCACCCCTAGTTATATCGCTTATATCATTATCTATTGATATAATGAACTCCCCAACGGTAAGCCCTGATAAAGTTGGTAGTGAAAATTGTTGTAGTTCTGCGATGGCTTCGTTTACTGCATCATCTATTAAAACCCTAGAACCTTGGTTTTTTTGTGTTCTTGTGATTATCTGTATTTCAGTACTATTGCGCCATCCATAACCGCATTTATTCTGCAAAGGTCTGTTTAGTTGTGTGCTTATTAGGATATAATTATCTAGGTTCTGGCTTGTAGCCCTTGTATCGAAACATTTGAATGTTACCCCGTTTACTTCCAAGTTGTGCAACCTATCGTAAATCTCTTTTCTAATATGCTTATCCGGTATTATGGCGTTCATTTCACTTGTTTCTTTAGTAGCTTATCCAAATCATCTATAAATACACTTTGCTGTTTAAAGAAGGCAGGATAAAGATATGGCCTTGGCCCTCCATTAGGCCCTGTTCCGATAGGTATCCCGTATTCAATGTATGCAGCATAAGGAGCTAAACCAGTTGCATTGGCTTTTATGATATATGTTTTAGGCTCTATTTTTATAGAAAAAATACTATTCTTTAATGTACCTAAGTCAATCGGCACTATCCTTTTAGCTTCTAATTCTATTTGTTTGGCATTTTTAAAAACAATACCCTCAACCTCCCTATCCAACTCTTTAGGGATTTTTTCCAGTTTATCCAATAACGCCTTTAAACCCTTTACCGTTTCCATTTAATTGGATGCTATGATGTTAAATAGTTCGTTATCCATGTCCTTTTGTGTAATAGTTGTAGGTATCCATGTAACGCCTTTATATTTAAAGAATACCCCCTCTTGTAGGTAATCCAAATCATCACGCCATCTTAGGGTAATGGATATACCCATCTTTACGGTGTCCATACCGTATGCCGTCATCTTCTCAATTGGTAACGTTGTAACGTTGCACCATGAATCTGCAAGCTTTTCGGAATCGTTAAGGTTGCCACCAAACCCATCTACTGCCGTATTGTTACGCCAAACCTCTATAAGATTGATGAACTTTCTTCTCATATCACAAACCTTTTGTTTGTTTGGATAATCATTTCTACCTGTTCAGGTATCCTTGTTGCGCTGCCCTCCTTATCATTGAAATAATACTCTATCAACATAAATGCGGCTTCTAGAACTTCACTAGGTACAGAACTATTATCACCAACGTTTAACGTCAATACATCTTCATTATCTTGCGTAAATATGGAATACAGACCTTTGTTTGCCCTAGGCGCATCTACATCACTTGTGTTTATTGGTGCATCGTACACCTTTACGCAGCCGTTATGATACACATACTCCTTATCCCTTGCATACATGATTATATTCGTTCTCTTTTCAAGATAGGATAATGATGCCTTTATCATACGTACTATTTCAGCGTCCCTAGACGTATCATCCACACCTAAATAGGTCTTAGCATCTTCTAATGTAATAACATCTGTGTAAGCCATTTATTTATTTTTTATAGACTTTAATACTTCTAATTGTTTGTAATATTAATTACTTCCTGTTTTTGTCCTCTAGCTTTTTAGGCTTACCGTTCTTGGTAGTTGTTTTCTTTTCCTCTTTGGGCAATTCTATAAAACCCCTAGGTGCATCACTTGGCGCATTACTGCCAACCTCATAATACAAACCTTTCCAATAAAAACTTTTTAATGCTTTCGCCATATCCTTTAATTTAAAAAGCCCTTCCCTAAGAAAGGAAGGGCTTTACATGAAAAACTAAATCAACCAACCTATGTTGTCGCGTCCGTATCCCCTATAATAAGAGATGCAGGCTGCTTAATTGCTATATTTACCTGTGCTTCAAGTCTTGCAACAATCTCGTTCTTACTAAATCGCTCTTGGTCGCTAAACTCTAAGGATAAGCCTTCACTTACCACTTTATCAATCATTGACCAATCACCTACCAAATACTTGGTAGCGGCTACCCAGTTAGCTTTGAATACAGGAATACCCAAACATCTTAGAGTACCGTTTTCGTAAGTCCATCCGAAAGGTAGACCGTAACCAGCACCAGTAGACTTTTCAGTAGTCAATAGACCGTACCATCCTGGGGTATTGATAACAATACCGTTGGCAGAACTGTAATTAGCGGCATCCAATGTAGCCACATCTTTAAGAATCAACTCCGAAACGTTTGAAGAACCGGCTATAAAGTTAGTTGATACCGTTGCTGCTGCTGCAATCTTAGTGTAAAAGTCTGCGTTCTCGGCAATGAAATACCGCTTTCTTAATTCTTCTGGTAAAAAGGATTGAAGATATTGCAAGTTATTACGCATTTTCTTAGAGTAGACCGTTCTACCTGCTAAGAAATCAGTAGTAACATCGATATGCGAGAAATCAAAATCTATTTGAGCTTTATCGCTTCCTTCTGTCTGGTATGCAAAAGCACCCTCTTGTCCTGTTGACCTAATGTAGGTATAAGTACCACCATCGATATTTACCGTTGGTACAAGGTCTGCTACATTCAATGCTTGCCCAGGACGTGTTACCACGTTCATGTTGTAATCCCTAATGTAATCACCGGTAACATGGTCACCTGTGGTCAGCATATTGGCAACCGCCTTCATTTCCTTCTTATCGAAATTTACGGACTTACCTTTTGTTACCGTAGAAATCATTTCGATGTTATCACCGATAAACGATTTCATCTTTTCGGTATAGCCTTTGGATTCGTTTTCCCTTTTGCTGGATTTCTCATTAAGCTTTGCACTAAAGTCATTGAACTTGGTAGTCAATGCTTCATCACCTTCCTTCATCTGGTCGGCTACGAATTGCTTAATCTCTTCACTTGAATCTTTTAGCTTTTCGCTAAAATTACCTTGGATAGTTTCCAAGGATTTTTCTATCATTTGTTTGTTATCGGCCTTTACGCTTGTTTCCAAGGCTACCAATGCGTCTTTAAATTCCATTTCGTTCGTTTAAATAATTAATAATCGCTTTTGATTCTGCGGTCATCGGCTCTATTTGAGTGTCATTAAACGGCTCTGTGAGTGATTTTTTACCTATTTCTACTGCGTTTAATTGCAGTTGTTTTAATGCTATTTCTAAAAGTACAAAGGTTTCATCGGTAAAACTACCGCCCTTAATTGCCTTCAATATATTCTTTACTTGCTCATCAACCTCTTTAATGGTAGATTTGAATCCTGTAAACGGGGTATTGCTATTAGCACCCAATGTTACAACAGAACCCTCATAAAGTTTAATTTCCTTAATGTATCTTGTGTTTTCAGACTTGACCCTATCCGATTTAATGGTCTGGAATCCTACACTATGCTCTTTTAATACACCTGCTTCATATAGTTTCATTACATCGTTGGCATAACTTGTATCAGGTAATGGCATACTTTCAAAGTATAAACCTTTATTGTCCTCTTTAAGAACGTTGAATTTAGTAAGTGGTTGCTGCCAATTGTGCTGATTAAGGAAAAATATCTTATCCTTTCGCTCGGCTATAGATTTAGCATAAGCACCTTTAGTAATAATATCACCGTCATGGTCCTTATTGTCAAATGCAGATAGGTATCCGGTTATAATCCTGTTGTTGACATCTATATCCTTAACCTCCCCCGTAAAATCCTTATACTCTATTAAGTCCATCATAGATAATATCTATTACGAAAACAAAGATAATAAAAAATATCTATTTAAACATTATATTGCCCTCGCTGTCCAATTTAGCCAATTGCACCATACTACAACGGCAATTAATCCTAGACCCTGCATCTGCATTAGGGTCTCCTGGGTACATTAAAGAAGTGCCGTTATCATCCCATGCTTCGTCCTCATCAACCCTTACTTCGTTCAAGTTCAAGTGGTCGTACTCATCTCTAGGGTTTCGCCTTGTCCTGTCATCTTGTGCGCTTAGCCAAACTTTTTCCAAAACTAGCCCCGTTTCCTTTCCTGCTATACTTGCGGCATAGTTTGCCGCTGTTGTCGTTTCCGTTCTGGCTATCCTTAACGCCTGCCATCTATAAAAGTTCCTAGAGTTAACAAGGCGTTGCATATTTCTGGCTATCTGCCTTATGTTTAATCCGTTGTCCATGCCCTTTGTAATCTCTTCCAAAAGATAAACAATAAAGGATTGTCTTACGGTGGTAATGCTTTGCCCTAGGTTATCGGTAATGAACAGCTTTAGAAAGTATCGGAAAGTTTCCGTAAAGAACTCCGGTATAAATGCCTTAATATTCTTATTAAGTTCTTTACCCACCCTATTGCCATGTAACAGACCAACATAAAAATAAGTATCAAAATAAGCTTTCTGTATCTTGTCATCGTTAATATTGTACTCTATTAACGTTTGATAGTTGTACTCATCCATTTGTTCCCACGGTATCCTATTTGCAGATTCCCTTAAAGAATTACGGAATATTACAAAAGCCCTTTTTTCATAAGCTTTATGAAGCCTTAGCCATCTGCGTCTATATTGATTGTAGGTCATCTGCTCCGAAGTCTGTTATCAATGCCTCATCCAATGGTATAATATCTTGCTGAACGGTAAAAGCCTGCATGGCTGGCGTGTTCATCATAGGGAACTTAACAGCGTTCCTTAATTCGTCCCTATGTATTACGCCCCTATCCAAAAGGGTACTAAGCCACGTAACCATTTCCCCCATATCGATTTGCATCTCTGGAAGTTCGGAATAGTCGTGTTCGTAAACCGTACCGTCATATCCTTTGAACATAGGCAGGAACACCTCGGTCATCATATCATCCCACATCTTCAATAAAGGCATAACAGTGTTTACCAATACCCTACGTTCTGCGTTCTCTATGTTGTCATACTTTGCCCCTGCATCATTGTTAAGTAGCTTGTTATCCCATCCAAGAACATTACATATCTGTTTCTCATCGAACATAAGATAGTCGAAAGGTTTAAGCTCATCCGTTGTAAGGCTTATCCTAGTGAAATTAAGTTCTGCACTTGCACCCGATATTTGACCCAATGCGTTGCCGTCCGCCCTCATTTCCTGCATACGGCTTTTTATTTCCGTTGCCTGTCCATCCGTTAACGGCACTCCCTTACCTGTAATGAAACCGAATGCACCGCTATTTAGTAACGTCCTGTTATTGTTGTTTATCGCTTCATTTGAACTTTGTATGTTCCTCAATGCAGCACGCAAAGGACTAAGGCCATAAAGATGCTCCCCGTTCATACCGAAGTCTGGATTTGTAAGCTTTAGATGTATAACTTCTTCATAGTCGAACTTAATGTATTTCTGCCCCTCGGTGAGCATATAGTAATCGATAGGGCTTTCCATGCCTAAAAGGTTTGCCTGGCTCTTTAGGACTATCTGCACCTTGTGGGATGGCAATACATATACTTGCAATGGTTCGTTACTGAAATCACCCTTTAGTATGTACATAAAAAAGTTACCAGTAGTTGACATAAAGGTGGCGTACAGGGATATAATATCACCCCATGATTGCAACGGGTTAGGTCTATCCATTGGGAAATCAAAATACTTTTCATCGAAAGCCTTTGATTCCAATGCAGAACGTTTTAGGGATAGCTGTGGTGTTACCGCTTTTATGTTCCTTAGTCTGTTCTTTGATTGTACGTCCTTTACTTTCTTTACGTACTCTGGCACGCTTTTGCACTTATCCGAAATTGCCTTTACCACCGAATAGACCACGGGGTTGTATGTAAATCCCTTTTCGATATATGTTTCGCTGTTCTGGTCGTACATCGTTAAAGGTATCCCTGTAAGCCCATAGAAGGCCTGAGAAAACTTATTGTACGTTTTTATGGACGGGTCTATAAATTGTGCAAGTGTTCGCCTTAATGTGTTATTTGGCATTATAGATAAAATTTATATATGATACAAATTTAATAAATAAAATCTATACTTAGAAAAAGAACATCTCACCCCCTAGCATAAGGTCTGTAAACCCCCAAACTAAACTATCCACCCTATCTGGAGACTTCTTTAGGTCACTATCAAAACTACACATTTGGGATTCTAATTTTGTGAAGTGTCCAACATGGAATATTTTACCTTGCTCATAAAAAGAGTAGATTGGTTCTGCTCTTACAAATTTACCTTTAGTGGCAGTTACCAACTTAATCCTATGTTTGCATCCGATAGACCTTAATACACTTTCAACCATATCACCCCCTTGCTTTTTTTCTGCTACTATACAATCAGCCCCCCACTTATCGGCCAGACTTGTAGCTACCCTTGCCCATTGTTCTGGGCTGTATTTTCCAGATTCATCAAATAGCAGATAGCCATTTCCGTTACTATCCTTTCCAGTAACGGTTATTCCTGTCTCATCACTTGTAGTAGTATTTGATATTGCTGGGTCAATATTAACTGTCACTCTTTGAAGTTGTGGAGCTGCCTTTACCCTTTGCCTTTCAATAATTACCATATCCCAAAGCTCGCCTGCTGCCCCATCAACAAATTGAGCGTATATTTCCTGCTGTACCATTTGAGGGTTCATTAGTTGCATCTCATCTTCTAATGATTTTACATCTTCACTTTTTAAAAAAGGATTATCGTATGAACTAAATTGATGAAGGTCATAAGCGGGGTCGTTTTCTTTAGCCCTTTTATACATCGCAAAAAAACGGTGTTCTTTTTCTTGTTTTGTTTTTTTTCCCTTTGGAGTACCAATTGCGAATAGTTTACTCCCCGGTTTATCCATAAGCATAGGGAGTACTGCATTAGTGAATAAATAATCGTTTTTTAGTATTATTCCTGCTTCGTTTAAAATAATCTTATCATAACCGAAACCCTCCCAGTTCTCTGGTCTGTCTGCACTTCTAAAATCTATATAACCGCCAAATGCAGGGAGTTCAAGTAGTTTTTTTTGGCTTGACCAATTGAAGTCTATTTTTGATGCTATTAGTTCTGGTTTAAAATATCTATCCACATACCTATCTATATTGCTAGATATAGTATCACCCCATAAAATCTGCTGCCCCTCAATCATCCATTCTATTGCCCCGTTTGCGGATGCCTTGGTTTTTCCCCAACGCCTTCCACATGGCACAACAATAAACCGTGCGCCATCTTTATGGTTAAATAAAAAATCCATTTGGTGCTGTGCATATTGCAGGGTCAATATCATTGTTTTATTTCCCTAATTATTTTTATTTCCCCGGATACATTTGTTTCTTGATTAGGCTTACCGTCTATCTGCTCCATTATCATCTGAATAGCTTTCAGACTATCGTTTCCCTTCTTTGACATTGCCCAGCTTGATAGCTTCATTGCCAGTTGCATCTGGGTAGGCAGTTTTAATATTACGCTTCCATCATCGTTAATCTTAACCACTTGATTGGATGGCATGGTTACGTTTCCCTCCGCTTCTAATAGGTCTTTTAATTGGTTGCGTATTGATACAGGGCGACCTTCCTTATTGATAAATTCTGGTCTTTTATCAAAGGTTGTTTTACTTCCTATACTTGGGTCAAATTTCTTAGCCATTGCTCGCCTGTTAATCGCCTGTAATTGGTTTGTTCTTATTATAGCTTTTTAAGGCGTTGTTATATGCTTTCCTGCGATTATCTTTCCATTCTTAACTATAAGTATGGAACGTCCTTCTCCGAATTTAGACAAAGACTTTTCCACTAAGGACTTTCCGCACTGCGTTCCTTTATTGAAATTCTTATCATCGAATATTAGGTCTGTTACTTTTTTCATATACCAAAATTACAAATTTTATTTAAGCCCCCTACATATTGGATTGTATCCTTATTCTTTATCTAAAACGTTTAACGCCCAAATAAGTAAAACAGCTAATAAAGTAGAAATATAAGGAATAAATATTACGGTTATGTCTTTAGATTGAATATACATAGATATGGGCATAACCAAGTATAAAGAAGATATAAATATAACTATGATTATAATAGATATTATTTTTTTCATTCCATTTCGTTTATATCGTTGATAGTTCCGTACCTAGTCCTCCACGGGTTCTTTTTGATGTAGGATAACCCTTTTCTGTTCCATGTAATATGAACTACCGGATTTTCTACATTGAACATCTTAGCGGTTGATGATGCCGTTAGGTTTCCATGGCAGGCTATTATCTTTTCTCT